CCCATGCTCTTCGAGTGTTGGGAAAAATACATTATTGTAGAACTTTAGGAAATAATCATGAAAGAGTTTGGAATTCTTTCTTGCCCCAAAGTGCTGATCACTAATAATTGCTACTTTCATTCAATAACGAAGTTTGGAGTGTACTGCGTCCTTGATGCTATTATAGTCGGAGTAGTCGGATCCGTCAACACTTCCACTCTCAAAAACCTGATCAAATCCAGTTCTCTCAAGAATTTTATTCTTAATTTCCAGTTGCTTCTTCTCTTTCTGAATGCGCCTCAAAAATGCGTAGTGAATAATCTGAGTGAAGTAAGCAAATGGATTCTGAGATTTCTCTGGATTAAAGTTATGAATGTACTGAACACAGTTCTCAATACCATCACAAATCATGTCATCCTTGAACATGTAGTTGACAAAATTTGGTTTGAATGATAAATGATTTGCAATCTTCAAGAAGCACTCACCAATATACCTGGGAATTTGTGGCTTGGGATTACCTTTGATTTTGGCAATCTCAACATCCTCACGATACTTAATCAGTGCAGCAAGAAACTCTTTATTGTTGACATAATGCTCTGACCTCTTTCTTTTGGTCATAACTGCTGTTGTTATCATTAGGTTATCTCATAATATGTATGAATTCTACCACCTATCCTAATAGTTGACAAGGTGTCTAAAACTGTGTAGAATACCTTTGTTGGGTTTGAAGATCAGGCTCTAGCTATTCTTATAGAGTTTCTCTAAGATCTCTTTAGCATCATTAACGTTAGCAAGATATCCCATCTTACGAGAGATCTTTGATTCATTATTCTTTGTTTTAAAACTTTCTCTACAATAAGTTTGGTACATAGAAATCATTTCAATATCAGAAGATTCAGTCATCGTAAGAACATCTTCTATATTAATAATGAACATATCTTCTGTGGTTGTTTTTAACCAAGGTTCTATTTTATATCCCATTACTCCAGATCTTCCTTTGATCTCAGAAACAATAATGGGATTAGTAACTAAAAGAAGAGTTCTATCATCTTCTTCGGTAGCTGCTACCTTTGCGAAGATTTCCTCTCCAGTTTTAAGTTTGATTGTGGAATAAAAATCATCTTCTATCATTTGCTCTTTAGTTGAATAGTGATTATCTCATAATTGAATTGCTCTTCATTATAAATTTTAATTCTTTCTATGAAGTGGTTTAAAGTGTAGTTCTTTCTTGATTGAATTGTACAATCATCAGAGATGTCGTAGAGGACTGCTTTAGTTTTATTTTTTCCTTTTCTAAGAACTCTTCCAATCGATTGAAGATTTCTAACTCGTGATTTACTGGGTGAAGCAAAGATAACGTTATGGAGGCTCTTAATATTAATACCTGTAGAAAATGTTCCATAAGAAGCAACGATGATTGCGTTGTTTTCTCTTTCAGTAATTTCCCTTACCAATTCTCTTTCTGTGGCATCCACCCCACCATGAACGAAAAATACTTTACGATCTTCACGGTTATTCTTATTTATTAGTTCATAGAGAATTGCACCATGAGTTTCTACTCTTGAGAAAAGAACTAAAGTGTTTCCTTTCAAGTCAAGAGAAAGATTTGTAATAAACTTATTTCTTTGTTCGTGAGAAATCAAATATTGTATCTCATCTTCATAAGTTTCAAATCTTTGAGGTGGGTGTTTGAGAACAAGGCACTGAATATCTAACTGAGAAAGATGACCTTGCTTCATTAGTTCTGCAGTTTTGGTTACTTTATATGATGGACCAAATAAACCTTCAAGAACCCATTTGTGAGTTTGAGTTCCATCAAGTGTTCCAGTAAATCCAAACCTAAATTTTGCATGATGAAGTTTGGTCATAATCTGAACAAGAGATTTGCTCTTGAACAAATGTGCTTCATCACCTATAATGCAACCATAATCTTCAAAGAAAGAACGATCTAACTTATATACGGATTGCCAAGTAGTAATGGTAACTGCGTATTCGTTTGTTTTCTCTCTACCAGAATAAATCTTGTGGCAATATGACTCAGCATCCCAACCGTAATCTTGGAAATCCTTGTACATCTGTTCTACAAGAGATGTCGTCGGAACAATTAAAAGAATTTTTTGCCCTTTATCCACATAATATCTTACAATCGAATAAATCATCAGTGATTTGCCAGATGCAGTGGGGCTTATCAATAGTTTTCTGTTATGCCTTAGAGCATCATATACTCCCTCTACTTGATACTCCCTCGGAGAATGGGCGCAAATAGATTTCATGTAATCTTTTACACCTTCGTAAGAAATCTCTTCATTAACTTCAAAGGGTAGTCCGTAGAATCTATTGTCTTCAAACTTATAAGTGTATCCATATTGCTTACAGAAGGATACTAACTTATCTAAGAGACCAACATAAATCTGTTTGGATCTCATATCATATAAATGAATTTCCCCATTCCAGTTTCTTCCTCTGTACTGGGGCATAAATTTTGCATTAGGAACCTCAAACTTAAAGTGATCTCTAAGTTCGTATTCTATATGAGGTTCCGTATTAATCTTTAAAAATACTTCGTTGGATTTTGAAATAACAAGATTTGCTGTCGTATCAATCACATATATCCATTCATCTATGGATATTTATTTACCCCAGTCCAGCAGTAAATCTAACAAACTCGATAGCATTTTTAATTTGGAAAGTTCTATTTTGAATCATCTTCAGAATACTTTCAATATAATTCAACATAGTATCATAATAATCAATCTTCAAACATACCTGAGAAAGTTTCTCGTCAGCATCTAAGTATTTTTGAAGAGTTTCTTTATCACGAATTTTTTTAGGAAATGGATTCTCCACATAAACATCAGGATCTGCTTTTCCAGTATAATACTCATAACGATCATGCCTGATATTTTTCCTTTGTTGTTCTGCCTTTTTCTTTAAAAGAATAATATTGTTATAAAGATCAAAATACTTTGAATGAAGAACAGGAATATTTAAAGATTCAGTGTGTAAGTTGTCAGCATCAATTTTAGAATCCTGTTCCCACATTTTTTGGATTGTATCCAAGTCAAAATTCATAATGGATTATCAGCATTATCTACTATATTGTAGATAGTATACTTGAAAGTGACCTCTGCAGTCAAATAATCAATATCACTATCTGTAGCATCAAATTGAAGATCCGTCAACGAATATGGAAATACATCTAAAAATTTAACTTTAAAATTTGAATTGTTTGAACTTGTAAGAATAGAAAGAGTTGCATCAGAATATAAATTCATCTGAGATTTTTCTTGTAAACCCATGCTTGGATTTGATCTTTGCCATTCATAAATTTCATCCAAACTTTCTGGATATCCAATACCCCTCATCCAGTTTTGAATTTCCATGTAGTTCTCAAGGTTCTCATCTACAAGAAATCTTAGAGTTAGATCATTAAAAGTTATTTTATCTCCAGGAATATCAATATCCTTGAGATATGTTGATTGAACTGCTACTCCCAAGTTTATTCCTGGAATATTTGTTGAGTTTCCAAAGAATGCTACTTTTGGTGCTCTGTTTAAAGTAAACTTAAATCCTACAGGAGATAGAAAGTTTCTATTCTGTATCTGATTCTTATAAGCGTTTGTAACTGCCATTTTTTGAATTATTTATCGGTTTTCCTTATAATGTCGGATCCTATGGCAATTTGCACATATCATTACGCATTTTTCTGCTTCTTTTAAAATATTTTCATAATTTCCATCAAGACGAGGTGCTATTTCAAAAGATTTTATTAATGGATCTATGTGATGAAAATCGTAACAACAAGGTGGAAATACTCCACCACAATCATTACATTTATTGTTAAAGTGTTCTACAAGTTTTAACTTTCTTTCATCACGTCTTCTCATTACATATAATTTATGATTTTCTTTATTTCTTTTTACACCTGATTTTGAGATATAATCTTTACCAATATTTAGATCTGTTGGTCTTGGCATATCACAACTAATATTTAACATTTTTTATTTATAAAAAAAGAGGGTCTGAAGACCCTCTTGAAGTTTGATGCGAACAAAACTCACATCAAATTCTTAACAGCAACTCTTCTGTAGTAACGGTTGCTGTTGACACGCAGACGACCCAGACCCTGAGTAGTACCTTCTGCAAATGGGTTTGCAACGATACCATAACGGGTCTTAAAGCCGATCTTGGGCTGGAAGGTGTTCTCACCAACGGCACGTACCATTTGGAGAGGAACATATGGGCAATAGAACAGACCAGCATCATATGCACTGGAACCCTTATAACCAACAACGTAGTATTGGTTGGTGCCTTGTGCGAGACCACCGTTATCGGCAGCAAGGTTTGCCGAATATGGGTCGATGTATACTCTGTACTTACCTTGGATAGTACCAGCAAAGGTGTTGCCAG